GCCGCCATCATTAAAAGTAATTTCCAACCCATCTATTTTTATACACTCATCAGTTATCGTTTCTACTGCATCCGATATTCCAATATCTTTCATAATCCCCATCCATCATGTATCGTTAAAAAATCATCGTATGCTGCACCACTCTTTATAGACTGTATGATCCTCTCGTTTAAACTGGCAAGCCTCCAAAATCCAGCATCATGCAATGGTTTCTTCATAGCCATTAATTCGTAAATCTTTTTATTGTCAGGGCCCCTAACAAACCGTTCACGCCTACCTTTCGTTGACTGACAGGCACGCCTAAGCGCGGTAAGCCTGCCAATTACAGCAACTTCTTTATCCCGCGTTACCTTTAGCAAACGCGCTCTTTGCCGTAATTTTTCGACGCTGATACCACACTCTCTCGCTAGCTCTTCCAAGTCACCTTTTGGATATTTAGCTTCGATAAGAGGCCTGCATCGATCACGATCGGCCAATTGCTCTAGCGTTGGCATTCTTCCATCCTCACCTTAAAAAACTTGCCACGCACGTTGAATCGTAAATCCTCCTTGCCGTGCAACACCTGCTCAAGCGTTTCGTAAAACTCCTGATTGATTACTTTGCTTTCGTCATACCCTTTGCCAAGCAGCAAAATGTCATTGCTTGCTGGCGAGTAGCCTAGCGTTACGTTATTTAGGTTCATTCTGGCACCTCGACAACTTCCTTTTTCCCATTTACCCATGCTCCCTGAAAATCTGGCGGCTGTTCGTACGACAGCCTGAATTGATGCCCGACAAAGTAATCCCAATCCATATTATTTGACGCCCAATCTTTGATTGCGTAATCGTCAGATTCGAATAACGGTAAAGTGTCTTCGATTAAGCTACGCTCTACATCACCGTCGAATTCATGGGCATATTGTGTAGCGCGGTGGCGTGCAATCATTTCCACTGGCACACCCCATTTGCTCCCATCCGGCATTTCAATGGATAGCATCTTTCGAGTTTTTAGTGCTTCGTTATTTAGGTTCATTTTTAGCTTTCACTGGTGTTAATGCATCCTGTATTTCACGGTACGATGGGACATCATGCGTTTCTATCCACTTCAAAAAAAGATCATTAAGTTTCTTTGGAGGTAAGCCAACGCTATATAGCCACGGACTTATTGCGTTGGCTAACATTCGCGCTCTTTCATGCTTTTGCATTGTTAGCTTTCACAAGTTCGTCAACCATGTCGTCGAATCGCTCATCTCCCGCCAAATTGCGTCTCCACATCTCTGTATATTCTCGCGGATTGAGACAGCGCAAAGCCTCGTAGCGCGCATGACCTTGGGCGGCTTCACGTATATGCGCCGCACATTCATTAAGCATTGCGGATGTTGTATGCTCAATATCATTAGCAAACCACTCTAGAGTGCATGCGCTATCTTCAAATTTTTCTTGTTTAGCGTTCATTTTGTTTTCTCATGTGAAGATTTAACTGCCCAATCGTAAGCGCAATGCGCCAATATAAAAGCTAAAACCCACGCCCAGTATTGCCAGGAATCAAATGTATATCCAGCTTGCCTGATTAATTCAATAGCTAACAAAGGCAGTAGCAATCTCGCTATTAGGTTCATATCTCACCCGTGCTTGTGGCAAATAGTGGGTTTGGCTGGGCTTGACTTGATTTCAGGCAGCAACTCTATTTGTTCTAAATATAGTTCAACCTCGTCCTCGTTTAGATAGCCGATAACGTCACCGGTTACAGGCGTTTCGTAATCTACTGACCACGAGCCGTTGTCCGCACTCTCAAACTTAATTACTGCCAATTCCCATAGGCCTTGATCACCGCCATCGCTGTGGCTAAATTGAACAACGCTTGCACCGTAATTATTCTCAAAACGATATATCTTATGTATTCCATTTGAATCTAAGCAGTGTGGCTTTTCGCTAATCGGTGTTTTCATATCCGCTCCTTTTAAATTAGGTGTTCACTGGCTATATCAAATTCTGTTTGATGCGTTAATGAATACCTGCCGTTTGTCGTCCACATCGCCAGCCGATCGTAATTCATGTTTTGGTCAAATAATTTCCCGGAAAGTTGGTAGATTGGCTCGTCTGGATGTTCGCATTCAACAACTGCAATCCCACCGCCAGATGTCTTGTACGTCAAGCCAGCATTAATATTCATGCTCATCCTTAAATTAGGTGCCGAAATTATCGGCGTCAGCCACTTCTCAGTTCCCCATGTGGCAATAAAGGGTCTTTCAGGAGACTAGCCAAAACGCTGATTTACTTTTACACAGAGGCAGCGCCCTGGCACGTAATTTGTCACTCGACTGAGTTCTATGTGACGCATTACGTAATGCTCTTATCCTCTGTAACCCTGCGGGATTGTTCAACACGTACAATTACTTCTATTTCTGCATCTACTACCTGCCGATTTGTTGCTATTTCCAGTTGCCGCAAAAATATGTTGATGGCGCAATTTATTGCAAAGGCGTTGCTTCCGAGTTGCCATGTGCCGATTTTATAAACTTTCTCTAGCGCATCCTGGCCACCCTCGATAGCACTTAACCCTTCCGGCATTACACCAAATTCAGCCAGTACCATTGCGACATTTAGGCATTTTGCAAGGGAGTGCCAATGCGTCTCCGATCCGCATCCAGCTTTAAAAGCAATCATTGCTGTGCGGCAAACGGTCCCGAAAGTTACCCTCTCTGTTTCCTTGACCTTCGACTGATTGAGCCGATCCAGCAGGTCAAGCCCGGCGAATCTGTTTGCTTTATACTTTTTCATGTTCTGACACGTCCTTCTCGATAAGTCTCGCTTTCACATAATTTAACCAATTTATAGACTTGCCCATATCGTCAATAAATTTTAGTTTGGCAGCATCCAGGGATGGAGCGAGTATTTCCTTTTATGTCGTTTTGCCTGTTTTATCTTTAACAAAACAGCTATATTTATGGTTCATTTCATTAACCTTTCAATTTCAAGATTTCCTGACACTTCAAAATCAAACTTTCCTGTGTTCCATAACGCGCTTCGAACCGGCGAACCCAAGGATGCACACTCGGCGCTTCTTTTCCACCCGTTTGATGGTGTGGCGCGCACAAAAACAATACTTTCATGTGACACCCTGGCTTCGTTCTGCCGTCTACGTGGTGAATGCTGCCGTACCCATTAAATCTGCCATCTAACCTGCAAGCTATACATCCGATAATTTCAGCAAGCTTTGTCCAGTACGCCTTTTCTGCTTTAGTAGGTGTCATCGCGCCGCCCATTCTTATAAATCGGAGTTACCCCCTTCAATGCGGCCGCTGCCATAAGCCACTCGTACCACAGGCTGAATTTCTTTTTTCCAAATTCCCGCGTGCGCCTGCCAAGCATTACCATTCCACCATCAAACCCCATTGCTACACGTGGCTTCACTTCTTCCTCGAAGGCACAGGTCAGAATGTCTTTCCATTCATCTTCCGTTAACCATGTCATTTCACCGTTTACAGGCCATTTCAGTTGTTTAGAAAATCCTGCAAGATATGGCCATTGCGCTGCATTTTGTTCATCTGTTCTTTTTGCATCCTTGATAATTGCTGCATGGCCATCTGGCGCCTCATCAATCGCACGCTTCGCCAGCTCCCTGCTTTGATTCGGCGGGGCGCGCAGGATGAAAGTTTGCTTGTCGCTCATGCTGAAATAACAGCAATCGTTTTGCTAACAAGCTTCAAAAATTCACCCCTTCGCGCTTGCAGCATTGCCAGCTCTTCTTTAACCTGGTGACGATAAATTCGGTGCGTTATCAGTTGCAGCCGAGCAGGAAATTCAGAACAGAAACTTACCGAATCAACCCACTCCCTCCCTGTTCCGTCAATGTGTCCGATATGCTGCCATTTATAAACTGGATCGGAACTTCCACGCGTCAGCGTGGCGTAATGGACAGGCGCGATTACGGATTTTATTTCCAGCACGCCGTCATCCCCAACAAGTCCATCCGGTGAATCGCCATAAGTGATATGGTCAAAAAACCCACCATTGCCAACGTCAATAAAATTTTGATCTTCGTACATCATTCTTGCGATTGGCTCTTGCCGGTGTCCGCGCTCTGTATGGTCATTGCTAAAGCCAACCTCTGCGCGCCGGCCATTTATCAATTCCAGTGCAATCTGTAGCGCATACCGCTTCGCAGGATCGCCAAACGCCTTACCGTAGTTCGCCATAAAACAGGCGTAATTTGATGATGTAGCTCGTCCTACGCGCAGGGCAAGCCATTCGTCACTTCCTTGCTCTACGTCGTAATAAATCATGGCGCAATATTAGGTGAGGTTAGCTTTTCGGCGTCACACTCAGCTATCAACTGAAGCTGGTGATCGTTCGACATGTCCATGCGCGCCAAAACCTTGGTCAAATTCCCGTCCCTCAAATATGCAGTCTTTGCCCCTGCCCACGCATTCCCGTTATCTGGCGATAGCCTCTTTTTTTCCGGAACGTGCTGGCTGATTCGCAACCCCTCAACGGTCTCTTTCCCGAACCGTACATTATGGTCAACATAAATCGTGACGCGCACGTTGATCCAGTCCTCAATAAATGGGGAGTTGGTAATCCCTTTCATTGTTTTTGAATTGCTGGCGTTCAATATCATTGGTTTTAACTTCTCGCCTATGCGCATTTCCTTGTCGGCGAAATGCGCGGTATTAAAAAGGTCTTTTGTCTTTTTCGTGCGGTCAAGTTCTAAGGTGACATAGCTAATCGTTAGCACGGTTGGCTCAACTATGTCAGCACTTGACAGGTACGGGCTATCAAACGCCTTGCGATAATGTGTTCTGGCACCATTCATTTTTATCTCCTGGTTAAGTTAACTACGATTAATTACCGTCACCCTCAAGCCGTTCTCTTGCATTAGCCCAATATTCATTGACACTGGCCATCAAGAAATCCCAGCAACGAGCCTTATGCGCGTCCGTTGTAGCCCATCTTGCTTTTGTACTAAGCATTTCCCATAACTCGTCAGACATATCCTCCACGCCTTCTGGAATGTGGTATCTGACAATTTCCTTGCCATCCTGTAGCGTGGTAACCGTCTTACCCATTGGATCGTATTCATTCTCTTGCGCAACTTCGCGGAATTCGCGGCTTTGTGGGTGTGCTTGTGGTGAGTTCATAACGTCACCCTATTAAGTAATTCATCTAATTCAATCACATAGAGATTTGCGCTACTTGAATGGTTTAAGGCCACCCGAATTGCCCGAACCTCGTCCGCCGTCTCCAACGTAATAACTACCGGGTTAAATTCTTTTTTCTGTTCAACTTTCATCTTCATCTCCTTGTTAAATTCTTCCGTGATACCTGCCCTCACATGTACCCCAGTCGTCGCAATTGTCACGACCTGCCTCAATGCAATAAGTATCTTCAAGCGAGTCAGAAAATAGTGAAGAATCCCTATTCCAGTCTTGGAGTATCTCGTCTACCAATTCATCAAATTCTTCCAGTGTTGCATCGCTTTTCAATTGTCTCCGCGCTTGCGCTTGTGCTGTTGATGTACGTGTAGTCATATTCATCTCCTTGTTAAATTAGTGCCGGGTTGGCAGATAAGCACCCCGGCGTATGCCCAAAGATTTTGGCCCGATTAAAACGGACGAGCCACCACATCTGCCATATGGCCGTTTTTGCGAAGCAAAATCCTTCGCTTTATTTCCTCCCTATAGTCCCGCGCCGAA